AAATAAGACCGTCGCTGGTCCGGGCGTTGTTGATCACGTCGGTTTCATTGACCGGAAGGTCCATGTTGAACACGATGTCGAAGTCTTCGCCGGTGAAGTCGCCCTTGCCGGTGATCTGGAAATAGACGTCGATGAACAGTTTCAGCCGGTGGAAGGTGTCTTTCAGTTCGGTCCCCAGGGAATCACAGTCGGCGTCCAGGTCCATATATCGGAAGTTGATCGCCGTCCCGCTGGCGTTCCCCAGGTCCGGGTCCTTCGTGTCCACGGCGGAAGCATAGTCATAGATGTCCCGGCGCTCATTGTCCAGGAAGGCCATGACGGCGTCGATGTTCAGGTCTGCCTGTAACTTGTCCACGCCGCCGTCGGAAGTGACCTTGATCGCCATGTGTTCCTTCAAGTCTTTCAGGAACTCCGCCAGGTCGGTTCCGCCGTAGTTTTTCAGAATGTAGATGAACTTCGCCACGTCGCGAAGGACGTCGGCCGTGACGCTGTTTTGCCAGTTGATGTCGTCGATCAGGTCCTTCACGAAGTAACACAGGGGAAGTTCTTCTTCGTTGTATTTCAGCCACGCGATCGGGACTTCGGACCAGTTATAGGCCGTGTTCCCGACGGTGAAGTGTGGTTCGGTCCAGTCGGTTTCCTCGGTCCCGTGGTCCTTGTCGACGTAGAAGTCGCCGGCCCCGGTCCCCGCGAAGGCGTCCGTCTTGAAATACTTCACGCCGCCGGTCCACCAAAATTCGGCGTGTGTAATGATGTGCTTCCTGATCCCGATGTAAATGACCTGGTCATAGAAGCGAATGAAGGCGTCCAGCTTCGTTCGCTCTGAATCCCGCCACAAGGGGACCACTTCGGGGGACGGGATTCGCATGAAGGCCAGTTTCCCGTCGTCGTCGAAGTAGGGTTGAATCCAGGCGATCCCAGACTTCACCGCGCCTTTTCCCAGGCTCTTGATCTTCCGGCGGAAGGTCTGGTCGAACACTTTGTTCAGGGCTTCGCCGTATGCTTCGTTTTCAGTGTCCACGGTCCAGGGCTTCGACAGAAGGTAGTTCGCCTTCTGATCCACCAGCTTTTTCAGGATCGGCCGTTCGATCTTCGCGTTCGAGCGGTTGGCGACGTCGACCGTCTTCGTCTGGACGGAAGACCTGTTCCTGTAATACGCTTCGGCTTCCAGCATGATCGAATACTGGGGCGACCGCTTGAACTCCCTGATTTCCTCGCTGACGATCTGGGCCAGGGTCATAGGGGCCTTTTCCGGGTCGTTCAATATCATGTTGATCCGGTCCATGACGGACAGTTCCATTTTTGCCACCTCACTTCAAAACTTCGATGGACGACCCACGTCGCGGGCGCTCCACGCCATAGCGTAGCGCCGCCATAGCGTCGTCCATGAACTCGACTGGTTCGTCGATGTAAAGACCCGTGGTCGGGTCCTTCTTCCATTTCCACTGTTGAACTTCCTTCAAGGTGTTCACACATGACGGGTGAATGTGGATTTTCCGGCCTTTCAGGAAGTCGATCTGGGCCTTCACGCTTCCAGGCTCCTTCTTCACTGGATAGGCTCGGAAGCCGGCCTTCTGCCACGTCCTGATCCGGTCCGGCTCTGCGGAATCACAGAACATTTCCACGCGGGGGTCGATCCGCTTCTGGCGGGCAAGGGCGATTATTTCTTCGGTGTCCTTCTCGAAGACATACACTTCGGACGTGACATAGATTTCGCCGTCCTTCCAGCCGATCCCCAGGATCGCGTCGGCGTGGTTGAAGCCGAAGTCCTGGCCGTAGTAGAAGCCGTCGAAGAAGTCCCGGTCCGTCGGGAAGTCGTGGACCTCGAAGTTCGTCAGGATCAGGCCGCCCAGTTCGCCCCATTCTCCCAGGCCGTAGACTCGATAGCCTTCCGGGTCTTCTTCCTTCCGGCGCTCCATGCGGCGGAAATAGGCGGGGTCGATGAATCGGTTCGTCTTGTATGTCGAATGATGGGTCAGGACGTCCGGATCGGCCTTGTCGAAGTAGCGGGCCTTGATCCAGTGCGTCGCGCTGACCGGGTTGAAGGTCATTGTGATCTGATAGAACAGGTTCGGGTTCAGGTCTTCCAGGTTGCCGCGAAGGCGGTCGTCCAGAATGTCGACGTCTTCGGAAAGAAGTTCCGTCGCTTCTTCACACCATATCCAGACCAGTTTCCCGTTCTTGAAGGTGATCGACTTCACCTTCTCACGCTGGCGCTGGTCCTTCACGCCCCGGAAGATGATCCGGTTTCCGGTGGTTCTACATTCCAGGGCCAGGGGATTCAGGTTGACCTTCCAGAAGCGTTCGGCGTATGGGCCGAACATTCGATAGATCGCCGCCTGTAACTCTGCGAAGGTGCTGTCGCGGTTCGTTTCCTCGATCTTCCGGACGACTAAAAGGTTCGCCCCCCGGAAGGCTGGGTCGGACAGCTTCGCGACGTAGTCCTGGGCTATGTTCACGGACTTCCCGGACCCGGCGGACCCTTTCAAAATGCGGTATCTTCCGCGCCACTCATTCACAGGCCGGAAGATAGGGTTGAACTGGGCGGACGCTCTGAACTCAATCGTCCGGGCCGTAGTCATAATTGATCACCACCGTCACAGGCGCGGCGCTGTCCGGGCTGTCTTTGAACATTCCCAGGTGCTTTCCGCACAGTTCCAGGGCCTTCAATTTGTCGGCCAGTCGGATTTCCCGTTCCACGCCGTCGCCGTCCTCTCCGGGGATAACTTTCACTTTCACAGAAGCGATCGCGGCCGTGTCGTCGCGGGAAGCGTCCGACAGGACGGTCGCGTCGTTCATGTTGATCACGTCGATCGCGTTCACGAAGGCGATTTTCCCCAGTTCCAGAAGGACCCGGTCGGCATTGATCCCCGTCCGCTTCGACCTTTCGGCCATAGCGCGGTCAATGCGCGCGCGGATTTCAGGTTTTTTCAGCAATTCACTTCCGATACTCCCCGCCGACTCCACGGAGTAGCCGGCGCGGATCGCGGCCTGGGTCGCGTTCAGGTCGATCAGGTATTCGTCACAGAAGACTTCGTTCTTCTTCGTCAGGCGGGCCACGATTCTTCACCGTCCTTTCTTCGTGGTCTTCGGGGCAACAGAAAAGGAACGCCGGCGAAGGCGTTCCTTTCTGCGTCCCTATCAAATGAAAAGGAGTCCGGGAACTCTGCAAGGTTCCCTTGTAGCATTTTCGCATATTGCGCGGCCGTTGACCAGTGCAGTTATATGCAAACATTTGCAAAGATGTGCAATCATGCGCAAAAACTTTCCGCCGACGCGGGGTCTTTACTCAATCGCCCCGTGAAGGCGGATATATTTCCGGACCAGGCGTTCGACTGCCGTCTTCCTCTGGCGGCTGACGGTGGACACGTCCATTCCCAGGGCTTCGGCGGCCTGTTCATAGGTCCGGCGCGGGTAGTACATGGTCAGAAGGACGATCTTCGCCTTCGCGTCCATAGCCAGGACGATTTCGTGGACGTTCTCGATCTGGCGCTGGCGTTCTTCCAGGGCTTCGACCGCTCTTTTCGTCCGGGCCGTTCGCCGTTCAATCGCGGCGGCGATCTTGACCATGTTCCCGTCGGGGTCGGGGGACGACTGGACGCGGGGCGTGTCGTAGCGAAGGGCGCGGGGGTAGGCTCTGGCCCTGATCTCGGCCAGGTCCGCTTCCAGGGCGGCGCGCTCCGCTTCGATCTGTGCTTCGATCGTCCGGGTTTCCTGATCGTGGTTCTTCAAGATGTCGTAAACGCGGCGGGTCGTCCTTTCTTCCGCGCGCTGTGCTTTCTCTTTGGCGTCCATAGTGTCGCCCCCTTTCCTGCCGGCGGTCAGAACGGAAGATCGCCGTCTTCACCGTCCAATTCCTCGAAGCCGCCGTTCTCCATGTAGTCGGCCGCCACGCTCCCGGCCGGGCGGTCTTCTGGGGCGCGTTTGGAGTCGGCGAACTCCACTTCGTCGGCCACGACAGAAAAGCGGGACCGTTTGTTTCCTTCCTTGTCGGTGTACTGGTCGACCTTGATCCGGCCCTGGGCCACGATCACGCGCTGTCCCTTCCGGAAATACTTCGCCACGAACTCCGCCGTCTTTCGCCAGGCGACGATCGGAATGAAGTCCGCTTCCTCTCTGTTGAACTTCCGGTCGACAGCCAGGGAAAAGGTCGCCACCGGGACGCCGTTCGGCGTTTGTTTCAGTTCCGGGTCGCGTACCAGGCGGCCGGACAGTTTCACGTCGTTCATATAGAATCACCTTCCTTCCACTTCTGGGCGAACTTCGTGATCCGGTACAGTTCGCCCAAGGGGTCTTTCTTCGTGGCGCGGTTCCACAGGAACAGGGCCACGGCGATTTTCAGAGATTGCCAGGTCGTGATCTTCCTGTCGCCGGTCGCAAGTTTGCGGACAAATGATTTCCCGTGATAGCGAAGGCAAGCGAACGCCACCACACAGGGAAGCGCCTGTTCTTCCGGTAGGTCCAGGACCTTCGACCACTTTTCCGCCGCTTCCTTCCCCCGGATCACGTCGCCACCTCTGCAAGCGCCTTCTTCATGTCCTGGATTTCGTCGACGATTCCGCCGCCGGCGGCCGCGACGTTGCGGGTGATCGCGACGTCCTTCCCGTCGGTGACGGTTATGTTCACCTGGTTCAGCACAGGAAGCGGGCAGACGGCCACGGACAGGCCCTTTCGCGCCAGGTCAAGGAATATGTCGTCCCCGCCGCTCCGGGCGTCCTGGGGGCCTTCCTGGGCGTCTTGGCGGGCCATTCCGAAGGACACGGCCAGACAGGTGTCCAGCTTCCGAAGTTCGTCTTCGGTCAGGGAATAGACCTTGTCGCGAAGTCGGCACTTGTCGACGGTCCTGATCTGCTCACACTGGACGCGGGACAGGGCGTGTCCGGGAAGGTCAATGTCGAATTGCATAGGGTACAGGCGGCGGGTGGTGTTGGTGGTCATGTTGGCGACGATCACCGTCGGGGAACTGGCGTTCCCGGCGTTGTTCTGGACGATTACGACCGGGCGCGTCTTCCGTTCCTCACTTCCGACAGCGTCGGGGCTTCCCAGGCAAAAGAAGACGTCGCCGCGTTTTATAGTGTTCATGTGTTTTTCCCCCTTTCGGTTCTTTCCTCTGGTCGTGTTCGCGACAGGGGAAGGGTTCGCTTTCGTAGCACTTTTCGCAACAAGCCGGACAGGTTTCCAGGCCCTTTCGCTGATACGGACAGGGGACCGTCTTCTTCACCTGGCGGCCGCATACGGAACAGGTCTTCAAGGTCCGTCACCGCCTTCGACTATGTAAAGACGGACGGTCTGGCGGCCGAAGACCAGGGCTTCGTCGTGGTCCTCGAAGTAGACGTCGACGGAGTTCCCTTTGATCGCCCCGCCGCGATCCTGGACGACACGTTCGCCCAGGCCGTCAATGTAGACGACGGTCCCAGGGGGAAGGACGTCCCAGTCGGCGGCGATCGTCACGCCTTCCTGGGCGACGGCTCCGCTGGCGGTATAGACGACCCCGTCGGGCCGGTTTTCCGCCCAGGTCCCACAGCATTTTTCGCAAGAACAGTATGCGGTCGCTTCGTACTCCGCCCAGGCGGGTTCCGCCGGCTCCGTGCTGACCTGGGGCGGCTCCACGACCTCGACCGTCGGGGTCGCGGCGGGCGCGCCGGCTTCCGCCGGCGGCCGCATCCCTTCCGATCCCTTCGCGCTCCACGCGCACACAGCGAAGGCCGCCAGGATCAGAAGGGCGGCGAAGGTGATCTTCTTCATGTCGTCACCGCCCTTCAAAACCGCTTCCCGTGTTTGAACGGGCGGGTTTCGTTGTAGGCCATTTTCAGGTCAATCGCGGCTTCCAGGTCGATTCCCAGGTGTCCGCACAGGTCCGCGATCCGGATCACGGCGTCGGCCAGTTCCACGGCCACGCCTTCGGGCTTCTTCCCCCGGTGCTGACACCGGTCTTCGTGGCCGAACTGAAAACAGTCGGTTTCGTCGGTCGGATCACAGGGAAGGGACGGGTCCCCTTCCAGACAGTGGAACCAGAAGTTCGGCCGGCCGGCGCGCTCTTCTTCCAGGGCTTCGGACAGTTCCGAATGGATCAGGGCGATCGACGTCCCGAACGCCGGCGCGGGGTTCCAGAAGCCGTGCTTCACGGCGTTGTCGTGGGCGCGGGTGACAAGTTCAGATATGGTCATTGTCTTTACCTCTCTTTTTCTTCACCGGGCGGGCCTGTTGCCAGAAGCCCCGTTCGTGGGCGACTTTGGCCTTCGCGTCCGCCACGGTCTTTTCATAGTCCCGATACCTGGCGCGCTTCGCTTCGACGCCGGCCAGAATATCTTCGATCACCTGGTCGACCATGTCCGGCGGGTAGTAGTTCCGGGGGAAGCGGCCGGACAGGTCGTTCTTCGGCTCCGTCAGGGTCAGAATGATGTTGAACCGATAGGACAGGTATTCCTTCCCGGCGTGGTCTGCGATCCGAAGGCTGTTCGCCACGCCGTAGTCGAACTTCAAATAAACGCTGTTGGTGGAATAGGCGTCGTAACGATGGATCAGGACCTTTCCGACCAGGCGGTCGCACACATACGCGGCCAGGTTCCGGATCGTCTTCGTGTTCTCATTCATCGGCGTCGCCCTCTGTGTATCTGTGATCGTAGAAGACGCCGTCATTTTCTTTCACGTCCTTTCCCCAGTCTTGGTCCCCGGTTTCGCAGATATGGACGATGTGTTCGCACAGCGCCGGCGGTATTCGTGACCGTTCTTTGCTTCCGCTCAATCCCTGGGTTCCGGTCTTCGCCCCGCGCGGGGCCGGTATGTGGCACGGGTCCCCGTTGTGGCACGGCGGCCGGAACTCCGGGGCCGAGTGATTTGTCCAGATGTCGGTCGGCTTCATGCGGGTGTCCCCGTACTGACAATAAGTCACGGTGAACCGCCGAAGCCCAGACATAAAGTCCATTTTCCGCATACCGCCGCGCGGGTTCTCGATGAACCACCAGGTCGGCGACAGCGACATGATCAGGCCGTGGACGTGCAGATTCACGCGGTCGCAGAACTTGGCGTATTCCGAAACGGCTTCCAGGTTCGTACCCCCCCCCGCGACGCGGCGGCGGTGTCTGCTGATCGCGGCGATACTGTATGTCGCGCAGTCCGGGCTTGCCCAGATCACGTCCGGCCGGCCGAACTTCTGAATGATTTCGTCCGGGGTTATTTGAAGGACGTCTTTGTAAAGGTCGATATTCTCGAAGGACTTGTCCCACTCGACCGAAAAGACTTCGTGTCCTCTCGCTTCAAACGCTTTCCCGATCGACCGCGTCCCGGCGAATAGTTCCAAAACCTTCACGGCTCCACCGCCTTTCCGCCGGCGGCCGCTTCGGCCATGATCTCCGCCGACCGGATCATGGTGTATTCGGAAAAGGCCATTTCCCGGACCGTGTCGGCGGTCAGAAGGACCAGGTATTCGTCGCCGTAGCCGTCTTCGCCGTACTGGCGGCCGGCGCGTTCGTTGCACAGGTCCAGTTTCCGCCGGGCGTGCTGTTCAGCCTTGCCGAAGAAGTCCGGGTCCAGGGCGACCCCCAGGTGTTCTTCGACTCTGGCCTTCAAGGCCCAGGACCCGATCATTCGTCTTCGTCGCCCTCGCCGGCGGCGATCCGGCGAAGAACTTCGTCCGCAAGCTGTTTCGAAGTAAATTCACGCAACAGGGCGGCGTCAGACAGTTCGACTTCGTCCGGTTCCAGGAACAGGCAGATTTCAGAATCCACGAAGAAAGCCGGGCGAACGCCGCCGGAGCCATGCCAGGCGCCGCAGTGGTACAGGCCGCCGTCGGAATAGACGCCGCGGACGTAGTACGCGTAGCCGGCGTTCGGGGTGATCGTCCACTCCCAGTCGTCGATCTCCAAAAGGCCAGCGTCGTAATACTTCCGGACCAGGGGTTCGGGCAACATAGCGATCTTGCAGACGGCGACGCCATAACGGTTCGTTCCGTCGTGGTCTGCCAGGCTCCATTCGGCTTCCAGGACCTTGTCGGCCGGGATCACGCCGGCGTCGTTCAGGGCGTCCAGGAAGTCGGTGTTCAGGTCGTAGCGAAGGGAAGAAAACGCGAAGTTGTTCGGGTTCGGCTCCGGGTCCGTGCGGTCGTAGGTGAACGGCCGGACGGTGAAGGGGCGGTTCCCGATCGGCTCCTTCGCGGCCAGAAGGGTTCGGCCGCCTGCGAAGTGTTCCAGGACGGTCACGACGGCGGGGCCGGCGTTGAAGAAGGCCCCAGGGGCCAGGTTCTTAATTTTTTCTTTTACCATTTCGCTTTACTCCTTCCATTTCTTCGATCGTGACTTCGACGCGGGGGTTCTTCGGGTCCAGGGCGAAGTTGTCCGTGAATCCTTCGATTTCGGACCAGCCGTCATTCCGAAGGACGCCGGTTTCGACCAGGGCGTCCTGAATGAACTTCTTCGCGAAGGCGATATTGTCCTTATCGCGCCGGCGGGACGGTTCGATCCACAGGTAGCGGATCACCACGGGCCGGGTGAAGCGGACGCCGCGAAGCTGTGTCCGGATCATGTAGCCGATCACGTTCTGGGCCTGGCGCTTCATGGAAGCGGCCTTGTATTTGCCCTTGTGGGACCGCTCCGCGTCGATGTATTCGTTCAGCCCCGGCAACAGGCCGGGGATCGTCAGTTTGTACTTCATGGGTCTTCGTCCTTTCAGAATCCCAGGATTCGCCGGGCGGCGTCCCGCCGTTCGCTGGCGTTGCTGGCGCGGCGGGACGCTCCGACCAGTTTCAGCCGGATCGGACACATTTCCAGGACGCGGTCATAAATCCGTTTGTAGGCCAGGGACGGCGGGTTTTCCAGGTCCTTCAAGGACAGGTTCGTCGTGATGATCACTGGCTTCCCGGACCTTGCCCTGGTGTCGACCACGTTGTAGACCTGTTCGACGGAATAGGACGTGTCGCGTTCGACGCCCAGGTCGTCGATCACAAGAAGGGAATAGTGTTGAAGTCGGTCAATCCGCTTCTGACGTTCGTCGTCGAAGGACCCTTGAAGGCTGTTCAGGATTCGCGGGAAGTTGGTCACGCTAACGCTGACCAGCCGTTCCAGAAGGGCGTTCGCGATAGCACAGGCCAGGAAGGACTTCCCGGTCCCGACGTCGCCATAGAACAGAATCCCGATATTCCGGGCCTTCATTTCCGCCCAGTTGTCAACGTAGCGGCGACAGACGTCGCTGACCTTCGGGTTCCGCTTGTCGTCCTGGTCGAAGGTGTACTGTAAATAGGCCGGGTCGGTGATCCCGTCGCGCCGAAGCCGTTCCATGCGGCTTTCGAAGTCCCGGCGTTCTTGTTCCCGCTTTTCCTGGGCGGCCCTCTCGCGGCCGCATTTGCACAGACAGCCGACGCGGATCGTCTTCGTTCCGCCGGCGGCCAGGGCCGGAATGTTCACGTCCATTTGCTTTCGGTCGTGGCACTTGCCACAGCACAGAAAACCTTCGTCGTCGACGTAGTCTTCCGGCTCCCGGTTTTGAAGGCTTTTCTGGACGACGCCGGCCAGAATATCCCCGATCGCGTCCATGTGATCACCGCCCTTCCAGGAAGTCTTCGTCGCCGGCGTAGTTCTTCGGCGCGGCCCCCTTCGGCGTAGCCGGCGGCGGATCAGGCCGATCGTCTTCTTCCCACCGGCGGCCGCGAATGAACGTGGCCGGGTAGCAGATAAACGACCCGCCGTCCTTCGTCCACTGGTCACAGGTCTTCCACCGCTCAACGCCGGCGACGATCTGGTCCACAAGGGCGTCGTCCGGGTTAAGCTGTCCCCAGGCTTTCAGGGCGTCCTGCTTGCCGACTCTGCGGGGATATGCGGCCCAGAAGCGATCAAAACCGCGCGGGGTCGCCGCCGCCCCGGTTGGGCGCGTTCCCGTTCCCGTTCCTCGTTCCTCGTTCTCGTTCCCGTTTTCGTTCTCGTTTACGGGGGATTTTGATTTCACTTGCTTTCCGTTGCTGTGATTGCAAGTGTTATCAAATGCAACAGGAAGGGGGAACTTGCTTTTCTTTGCTCTCTGTTGTTGGTGACGGTCCCAGGACAGAAGTTTCAGGTACTTCTTCCCGTCCTCGTCGGACGTGTAGGTCCCCACCATGCCGGCGGCGACCAGTTCGTCCAGCCATGCGCGGATTCTCTGTTCCTTCGGCGGGTCCAGCGGGAAGCACATAGACGCCAGGATTCGCGGATTTCCATAGTACAGGCCGAAGTCGTCCGCCTTGACCACCAGTCGCCAGAAAAGGCGTTCGGCTTCCGCGCTGACTTCCGACAGCGATTCGCTGGTGGTGATTGATTCTTTGATTATGCGGCTCGGCACACTTGCCACCCCCTTTTACAATGCTTTTTGACAGGTCCGACAGGCTTCCCGGCCATACTTGCGAAGGGAATAGTCCTGTTCGGCCTTCGTGATCGGTTTCCCACAGATCGGGCAGACGGCCCCGTTCTCTGCCTGGGGCGCTGGCGTCGCCGCTGGCGCGCCCTGGCGGCTCCTGGGGGCCTGTCTGGTCTGCCCCTGGGTGTTTCCCTGGGTCGGCGCTCTCTGGCCGCCCTGGGGCGTCTGGGGCGGTCCCTCGACCCGTTTATTCATGTCGAAGCGGACGTTCCCGTTCCGGTCGACGATCACAAGGTCGACGATCTCCCGGCGGTCGTTGTAGGCGACGCGCGTGACCTTGAAGCGGGTGTTCGAATAGCATTTCAGGACTTCCTTCCGGCCGTTCTGCTGGCCTTCGGAATAGAACTCATTGTCCGCCAGTTCGACGTAAATGAAGGGGCCGGTATAAAGTTCGCGGCCGATCCCGACGTTGAAGCCGGCGCGCTTGAAGGCGTCGGACGCCTGGCCTTTCTCTTTCTCGGTGTTGCTTTCGACGCCGACGTCCTGTTTCCGGACCCAGGCGCGCTTCTCTGCGTCCCAGATGTCGATATTGCAGAACAGGTTCCCGTTGATGACTTCGTGGGTTCTCTGCCAGTTCCCAGGGCCGAAGACCTGGTCCAGAATCCGCATATCGACCCGCGCGTCCTTGTAAAGCAACAGGACCGCGCCGACCTTGCCGGTCTTCGCTCTGCTGACGCTCTGGACCCGACATTCGATGTCCTTTTCCGTCAGAAGGGGGATTTCCTTCTGGACGGTCACCGGGGCCACGGGGGCCGCCGGCGGGTCCTGGGCGGTTTCGGGGGCCGGGGTGGTAGGCTCCGCCACCTGTCCGGCCGTCTTTTTCTCTGCCATGTGATCCGCCCCCTTTACTTGATCTGAATGTTCCGCTTCTCGATCAGGGAAGCCCCGGTCACGTCCTGTCCGCCCTGGATCGCCTTCTTGATCGCGGTCTTGTCCGGACTCTTGGTCACGGTGGTCGTGACGTAGTCAGCCGGAAGGGCCGCTTCGTCTTCGATCTGGACCTGGACGGACTTCCGGAAGCTGATCCGTGCCTTCACGGTTTCGACCTTGTCCTTGCCGACGGACTCCATGCACGAAGTCAGGTACTTCTTCACGCTGTCGACCCGGCGTTCCGCCGTCTTCCGGCGGGCGGCCAGGTTGTCTTCTTCGGATTTCAGGTCAGCGGCGAAGGCCGACAGGTTCTTAATGTAACAGGCTACGCTTTCGGCCTTGTCTTCGAACTGGGCGTTCAAGGACTCCACGGCGTCGAAGTTCACGATCTCGCCGGTTTCTTCGTCCACTTCCAGGCCGTCCAGGGCTTTCAGGAAGTCGGCGCTGATTTCGTACAGACTGGTATTCACTTCGCTTCGCCCCCCTTCAAGATGTCCAGGGCGTCGCCGACGACACGGTCGACGTCACGCCAGCCGGTTTCGACGCCTTCCTGGCGGGCC